CTTTAATCTTCGCTGGAGGTATATGTGCAAACAGTTCGTATTCATTATTCTGATTACGTTAACATGTGTGGTATCGTTACTCGGTTGGTTGGTACTTATGTACCTATCTTACCTAGTTTCGCTACCCCAGACGTTCTAGGTCATGGTGTTTCCATCACGACCCACGTCACGGTTAATCGTACTTTCCGAAAGCCTTTTAGGTTCTCGTTCAGCGCGGTAACTCTTCATGCCTGTTTTACCATATACGACACCTTGCTTAGAGGCTACAACCATCCGGGGCTAAAGGGCTCGGCGAAGTTCGCCGATGCTCTGGATCTCCAGTTTGTTGCACCTAGACTCAAGGTCGATAAGACGTTTCATATTGGATATTCAAATCAATATGGTCCGCCTTTTCAGTCCAGCTTCGATTTTAGAAAGAGGATTCCTTTACGGCCGGCATCTCTACCGGTCGTCCAACATAACGATTAAGGTTACTTATGCCCACCATTACTACGCCCGCGAAGTACAGGTTTTATCAAAACTCTTGGTACACACATTCCAGTTTTCCGGGTGTGTGGATCCATAGTCAAGGTAATTCCGATGCTTCTATGGGTAGTGGTAGCGATGTGCGGGTAACTAATTCTAATCGTGACTGGCGGACCCAAGTAGCCAAAGGCATAGACGCTAGCACTTCCTATACTAGGAGTGTTCACACTATACAGCCTGCTCGCATCAGCGCTCAAACCTCCTCGCTTGGTTCAGCTCCTTTCATCCATGGTACTAATACTATGGTGTTAGGCTATCCGAACTTTGCGAGTTGGACTTCGTCCGCTGATGCTTCTTTGCAGGATTTGGCTTTAACTCGGTTGAAGCGTAAGCTGAACACTGAGATTGGATCGTTTAACTCTTTATCGCCCGGCGTAGAACTCCGTGAACTCAGGCAGTTGCTTGAGGGCATGAAGTATCTTACAACTCAGGCTTTAAATACGTTAATCGATATCAAGAGAACTCGGGGTAAAAGTGCTTTTAAATATGCTAGTAACGCCTGGCTCACGTTTAATTTCGGCGTTTCGCCGCTTATCCGTGATACAAAGGAGATACTTCTCGCTATCAACAAGTTTTATTTACGTGCTGATAACAAGGTGCATATTACGAGCTCTGCTCATAGGGATTGGTTTTCTTCGTCAAAAGACACCGGCATTACTGGTGCTATTGGCGCTGAGGTGAGGCGTAATACTACTTACCATCACCACCTTTCCTACAAGTATATCAGTGGCTATAACTTACCATTAAAGTCTGCTAACAACTATGACATTTATGATCATCTCGGCCTTGACCTTAAGTCTTTAGTCCCCGCATTTTGGGAACTCACGGCTTATAGCTGGGTCGTTGATTATTTTGTCAATGTTGGTTCTTATCTTGAAGACGCCTTCACATCCCCGCCAGGGAATGCGATTTACGTCGTTCTTAATAAGAAATATACTGTGAATATCCAAAGTGATATCTATCATCATGCCTCGGCTGGCTATCGAATTGATAATCAGACCCGCGGTATGGCGTCAGGTACCTACTTTGAGTTCACGAGAACCCCAATCGGTACAGCCTTGCCTCGCATCGGGATTCGTTTTAAGACTCCCGATGAGATCGCAAGTTTCGGAGTTACCAAACTCCTTAACCTAGCTTCAATTTTGCTCAAATGAGCGAGTTGGCTAGAAATCTCTGAGGACATTACTATGTCTTTTGCTCCAGCTTCACCAGTAACAGGCGCGGCAGTTACGGGGTTTACTTCCCCGACTTACACACTTGTAGCGGATGTCGCTCCGACCATTAACGGCAAGCAATACGCCGTTAGTGCTCTGGGTGGCACTCAGGCGAACGTTGATGTTAATACGGTTTCAAAGCCGTTTAGCATCTCGTTCTTCAGACCGCCTCAATTGAAGGTTCTCCCGCAAGCAAACCCTGTCACGGGTGTGATCAAGAACGTGCCGATGAACACTTACAAGTTAATTACTCGTAAGGGTGCTCTACCGGCAGCCAACCAGAACGCGATTGTAGCCAGAATTACGACTATAATCGAGTGTCCCGCTGGCACTGATACTTACGAACCAGAAGATCTCAAAGCAATGCTCAGCGCACACTTCGGTGTGGGTTGGGCCTCTGCTTCCGGGATCGCTGATACCGTGATCTCAGGCGTTATCTAGAACAACCTAAGAGCGTTATGAACTCTTAAGCTGTTCTACCTTGCTTTCACCCAATTACCTATTAAAGGATACTTTATGGGCATGACAGGTTCTACTCGTGACGAATCTAAGTTAAATAACTTCTTCGCTACAATGATAGCTGAACTCGAGTCTAAAGAAAGTGTAGACCCCAAAAGGGCCTTTGCGATCAATAGACTTAAGGTGCGTATGCGTAAACGCGCACGCATCAACAGGCCTGATCTCGCAACTAAAGCCGTCGAAGATTTTGTTAAAATCAACGACGATGTTGCAAACATCCGTATATCTATTCCCCCAGATGTAGTAAATAATGCCAGGCATTACATAACTGTAATGCTTGAGCGTTTTAATACGCGCCTGAGTGATTTAAATATACAGGAGGTCTTAGATCGGGAATATTTGATGGACAATTGGAAGTTTGGCCCTGGCGCCAGTAATGGCGTTTCTGGATCCCACGCTGCCGAAAAGATCTATCAAAATATGACCTGTACGTCCAGATGCTTACCCCTGGTACAACTGCTAAGGGACCGTAATCTCTATTTCCGCCTCTTTGATGAGACGCAAAGGAAATCTGGGATAACCTTAGTCGGGGGTTCGCGACTATCGACAGTTCTTAAAAACGAAGAGACACACCGAACAATAGCTTTAGAAGGATCAGGAAATATGGCCCTGCAGCTTGCTGCAGGTACATACTTGACTGATCTTCTACGTTATATCGGTCTTGACATATCGTGCCAACAGCCTAAAAACAAGGCCTTGGCTTGCCGCGGTTCTCTTGATAATAGTATTGCTACTATTGACTTGAAAAACGCTTCAGATATGCAGAAGATCGATCTTGTTCGGTTGCTGATGCCTTCTAAGTGGTATGATTTGCTTACTTCTATAAGAAGTGAGTTCGTCACGCTACCTGATGGCAGGATAATTGAGTTGAATATGATCAGCACCATGGGGAATGGTTTTACTTTCCCCTTGATGACTCTCATTATCGCTTCTCTCATTTATGGCTACCGTGCTACCAAGGGCGGCCCTAGTCTATTTATAGACTGGAGTAGCACTTGTGTGTTCGGGGATGATATTATTATCCCTTCGCACGAGTACGATGGCTTTTGTGAGATTTTATCTTCAGCAGGCTTTGTCATTAATCATGACAAATCTTACAGTGTCGGGCCCTTCCGAGAGAGTTGTGGGGGAGATTACTACGAAGGATATGATGTAACACCCTTCTATGTAAAATCCCTTTCTTCCGACTCGGCCGTTTATGTGGCTATAAATCAGGTCTTTGAATGGTGCGCTAGACATAATTGTCTATTACACAAAACTTTGACCTTCTTACGTAGCTGCCTTAAACGCGAGGTTTACTTCGTTCCTGAGTGGCATAATCCCGATGAGGGAATTCTGACATCTCAGGTTGAAAGGAGATATAAACACCTTCGCGTTACATTGTCTCGTAGGAGGCTTTCTATGCCTCATTATGAAATGATGTTATGCGTTGGTGGATTTATCTCCGATCAAAGCCCTGACAGGAAGAGCCAGAATGGCTATTCCATGTTTTACGCCCCACGCCTGTATAAAAACGTGGTGCGTGTCAGGAAGTCTAGATTGCCTCACGGCTATCTAGATGGCTCTTGTCCTATAAAGAGGGACAAGACCACTACTGACTACGTTCAGGCTTACGCCTTACTACTGTTCGCGCGCGCCAAGTAAAGCGCGGGAATGGTAGAGTAGTCTTTTAAAG